TCATTTGCTTTATACTCAATCTCATACCCATCTCTACCTGCTTTGATTTTATAAGAGGAGTATGGACCATGAGGAATGTTAATTACAGGTGGTTCATGTTTTCTGTTATTCACCACATATCCCAGAAGTCCAATATGAGAAACTCCCACTAGAGTCCCCAATACCAACGCTATCACTTTTATTGGCGATTTTTTCTTTGTTGGTGTTTCCATTGGCGTTTCCTCAGTAGGAGTTACTGTAGACTTCCAAAACATTTTCAGAATGGAATAGCAGGACCTGTTGTCGTTGGAGTGGATGGGAGAGCACCACCAGTCATCTTAGGCATCTCTGGCATAGCACCACTGATCATACCAGGGAGTGCTTCTGTTACTGATGCTGTGACTTGTTCGATTGCTGCTTTCTTAGCAGATTCAATCATTGCATCTTTGTTGATCAGTACATATGCACTACCACCAATGAGAGCAGCAGATGTAAGACCAGAGAGAAGAGCAATAGCGTTGATTAGTTTTTGCATTTTATTTCTCGTTGAATGTTTTTTCTAAATCCTTCAATTCAGAATAATATTCACATGGATACTCCATAGTAATTGGATCATTATCCATCATCATATCAGTGCGACACATACCATTACCAATCTCCATGTGTCCAACAATAAACAAAGTGAGTAGCATCATGGCGTTAGACCGTAGGCATTACAGGAGGTTCGCCGTCTTTCTTAGGTGCAGTAGTAATCTGCACAGGTGCTTGCTCAATACGAATGGTCTGGGCAGGTGCAGTTTGTGCTGCAGCAGCAATCAGTTTCTCAAGATCTGCTTTAGTGATACCACCACCAGCACCACCCATCTTCATCGTGCCATCGCCAGATTTCTTTGCTGTCTGGACACCGAAGGTAGCTAGAACCCCAGTGAACACGGATGCGATGAAAGTGGGATCGAGTTTCTGCTCAGGAATGCCAAGAGCAGCAGGAAGTTTAATATAGGCAAGAGTTAAGATACCACCAGACCAGATAAGAATACCAAGTCTAACCATTGTGCTGATCGCTTCTAACTGACCTTCATGATCAGTAGCAGCATCTTTCAGTTTAGCAAATGGACCTTTCTTCTTTTCTTCCTCTCTAGGAACTTCTTTTACTTCTTCGGACATTCCACATAGAATAAGGCTCTTATATTTAGCGTTTACCGCCGCCCATTTCTTTCAGCATTTTCTGAAGTTCTGCAGTACTTCCCACAAACATTGCATTATTAGTTACATGAGAAGGTCCAGATTTCTCTTCATCAATATCCTTAATCTTCTTTTGTAAGTCGATTAATTTCTCTGCATTATCTGCAACGGTCTTTAACAACTGACCTGCAACTTCATACGCTCTAGGAGAACTTGTTTCCTCTGCCAACTCCATAATACCATTGAGAGTCTCTTGTCCCTTCTCAATTAGAGAGTATAAGTTTGCCCTAGTATAGTCGTAGTCTTTTTTTACATCATCCTTGCTAAGACGATCTGGTTTTGTTTTCTCTACAGGAGTAACATCTACGATTTCACTTGTAGTGTTCAACGCTTCATCGATTTTTTTGTTACTCATGATCAGACATCCTGTTGTCTAGTAGGACTGTAAGTCTTAGCGTCTCCAAACATTTCAGTGACTTCATTAAATCCAAAGTCGTCCTCTGGGTCAGCGTTAGATGGATCTGGAGTAACTGTATAACGCATCTCTCTCTTAGCAGTCTGTCTATCAGTATCTGCGTAGTAATCAATTTGAACCTTACGAATGAGACCGTCAGTGCTCTCTGCAATGGGACCAAACAGATAGGTCTTTGCAGTAAAGTTAAGAGTATATGTCAGAACTCTTCTGGTAGAAAAGTCTCCTTCATATTCATCGGTAAATGAAATATTCTCTAGTACGACAGGAATATCTCTTTTCTCTCCAATACTATCAATTAAGTCGATAGTAACATTGAATGATGGTTGGAAGAATGGTAGAATCTGCTCCACAATTTGAAGAGCATCCTCATTTAACTTGCACAGGATATTCAATTCAAACCTAACATTATATGGTACAGGTAGAAATACCTTCTTTACATTATCTCCATCATCTACTGCTTTGAATGTTCTGGTAACGCTAGTCTTTCTCGAAGAATCATACTCAAGACCAGTCATCTCAAAAGACATTCTGGGCAGAGTAATGGCAACTGCTTTTGCCAACTCCTGTTGCTGTCTAATCTTTGCTAAGAATTTAGATCTGGGTCCATATGCCAGAGGCACCTTTGTATCACTGATTACACCACCTTGCCTATCCTCATGCTGGATGTGGATATCATTGAACAATGTTCCGAAAGCGACTACAGTCTTTCTAAGAACCTCATGATAGAAATATGTACCTAACATCAGAATGTACCAAAGGGATTAGTTTCGCTAAAATCTAAAAGATCGTCTGCCTCTGCTTCAATCTCGTCGTTGGAGAAATAGTCATCAGCATATGGTGCAGTATCTGTATCAGAGTATGAGAACACCTGATATCTAGCAGAAGATGCAGTGCCTGTAATGAATTCACCAGGCAAGAATGCACCAGTATTTATCGAGATTTGTAACTTTCTGTTGGTTAGATCCCATTTCTTAACATATCCTTCAGTACCAGAGATTGATCCAACGACTCTTTCATTGCCAAAGTATGTTCCTACACCTGCGTTTAGTGGACCAGAAATTGTAACTGTTGGAGTGCCCTCATACCCAGAACCAGCGTTAAGGATGAGGATGTTCTTCAGAACATCTCCCTGCAAAACTCCTCGTGCTGTTGCCTGAACCTGACCAGTTTTAATTCCTACAACTGCACCTGTTGTACCAATACCAACCTCAGATGGATGCTGAATGGTAATGGTTGGTGGAGAGGCATAGTTAAATCCTGGTTGTGTAATTCTAATAGATGTAATGCCACTATTAGTTAGAGATGCTGTTGCAGCAGCACCTGCTCCAGGTCCACCAAATGTAAAGGATGGGGGTTCGGTGTAGGCAAAACCAGGGTTACCAATCGCTACGAAATCGACTGCCTGAAGATTACCGATCGATGTTGTAAATGCTACGACTGCACCCAGGGCACTGGTAACACCCGCAGGAGATCTTGAGACCGTCACAATAGGTGCAGATGTGTATCCATAACCATCGTCATTAACAAAGACTTCCTGCAATGCTCCAGTGAGAGCAAATCCATCGACTACCGCAGTAGAGGTAGATCCAATACCCGCAACAGTAACTGTTGTGATATATCCTTCCTCCGACAGTCTTTCGTCGATTGCAGGGATGTTGGTATCGATAATCTCGTCTTCCAAACGGAAGAGTTCGCACTGTAATTCGTAGATGTAATTCTTACCAAGTTGGTAGAATGGATTCTCAAATTCTACATGCTTAATTTCAAAAAGTCTTTCTCCTAATGGGAACCAGATCAGGTCTCCCTCTTTAGGTCTTGTAGAAAATACAACATCTCCGTCTTCCGCACCTTGTAAGTTTGTAGAGTTAAAAATAAATGGTGCGATTAAATCTTCGTATCTTTCTCTTGATATTGTAAGAGTCAATTCATTCTGTAAGTTGATACCAAATTTTGTCATGATATCACTACCCTTGGCATAACCCTCATAGTTATTGAGGTATGCCTCCATAGCAAAGTTATCATTAAACTTAGATGATTGAACCTCTCCAAGGACATCATCCGTGGTGATCAACTTTCTTGGAATGTAATGAATCTCCTGACCAAACATCTGAAGATGTTCGTCGATCAAAGACTGAACCAGTCTCTGTTCGTCAGGGGATCCGTGTAAGAAAAATGGATTTAAGGGCATTATCCTATCATGTCAAGGGGTGGAATTTCGTAAGTGGAAAGCATCTTATCTTCGATGCGTTGTAACTCCATTACAGCGTCTTCATAAATTTGTCTACCATTTAATTCAATGCCACCTGGTAATTTCACACCTTGGAATTTAATGAGGTTTTGTCCCCATTGTTTTTTGACTAATGATGTAAAATACTTCTTGAGGAAGGAATCATTGTAGACACCTGAATAGTTTGCAGGGTCCATGATTCTGTAACACTCAATGATTACATATGTTCCGACTGCGGCACTAGACCAATCAATATCTAGGTACAGTCTATTGTTTCTCTTGTTATATCTAATCTGTTTTGTTGTGGTCAGGAGAAAATCAATATCCTCAAGATATGATTTAGTCATTGCATAATTTAAAAGACCCTGATACCCAAGGTCAAATGCAAGGTCATTCAAAAACAGTTGATATTTGATACTAAACATACCACTGCTGACATTGCTGTTATCGAATGTCATTACTCTTTCAATACCCAACACTGCGTCAGGCACAACTAAGTAATTTGTATTTTCCTCAAAGTCTCCAGAAGTCGTGGTAGAGGTAGTAATGCCGAGAGTGGAATCTCCGCCCCGTGCTCTACCTCTATCAATATCATCCTGGGTTAACTGATACTTTAGGAAAACTCTTTCAACTCCATCAAAGTGTCTTTCGTAAAAGAGTTGTAGAGCATCATCTAATGCATCATCTACCTGCTCGTCTGCGATGTTGATCTCCAGGACAGGAGCTCCTAACTGACGGAGGGCATAGTCCTTAAGACCCTGCCTAGTTGCTGGTTTTGCCATCAGAAGAAGCCTCCGTCGATAGAATCAGTCCAGGTAGGAATTCCATTTGCGTCTGTCGTGAGGATGTAATTTGATGTGGTAAGGAATCCTACTGTGCTTGCAGAACTTACCAGTCTTCCATCATTCTCGAAATAACCAACGCCGTTAGGACCGCTGTATCCGATTCCGTTGATTCCGCCTTGATCAGATCTGTAGTACAGACCATCGCGGAAGGTGCCATAACCGATTACGCTCAGGTTGTCTTGGACAGTTACCTGACCAGCAGCAGAGTCGAGAACCAGTTCACCACTGAGAGTATTTATTTTGGTAGCGGAGGATCCAGCACCAATCGTAATACTGGAGATCGTAGATACACCAGTTACTTTCAGGTTGTTAGTGGTGGTTACACCAGAAATGAACAGGTTGCGACCGTTGACCTCATCGTATACAACATCACCGATGATGTTCAGGTTACCAGCGATATAAACATCGCTCTCGAAAGTGGAGATTCCAACGAAGGTCGAGAGACCAGTTACCTTCAGGTTAGTGTTGGTGGTGTTGGTGGTAAATCCAGTTTCGATTCTGGCAGTCGTGATCGCAAAGTCAGTAGCAAGACCAGCAGTGATCTTGGCGTCCTGAATGTCAGCATCAACAACATCTAAGCGATTAGCAGTTACAACACCAGCGGTTGCAATGATAGAAGAACCGATGCTGATCTGACCCTTGTAGACACCGTTATCAGAGAAGGTAACGATACCCAGCATCTCCGAACCAGCGGCGGTGAGGATCAGTCTTGCCCCATCGCCATTGGCAAATTGATCGCCGTAGATTAACTTCAGAGTTTCGTTATCTACAGTCAGAACATCGCTGACACCAAGACCAGTCTGGATGCTCAGGAAGTTACTTCTAACTCTCAGTCTGCTGTAAGTCGCTTCAGAGTTGAAGTGCTCAATAGTGGTATGACCTCTATTGAAGAACGACTCAATATCACCGTGTTTGATCGTCAGATCATCATCATTACCAATCTTAATGACAACATTGTCTGGGAAGGACAGTGTGCTGTTAATACCGATTGGAGAATTGATCGTTGCAGATCCATCACCAACAACCTGACCAACAGTGAAGTTAGTAACGAGACCAACAGATGCTCTCAGAGTATTGATACCAACGATATGCTCGAATGAAGCGATATCGGTTACGGTCAGACCAGCACCAACGATGAGGTTGGATGTGAAGGTAGCAACGCCAGTGATCTTAAGATCTTCCAGCAGGGTAGATCCGAGAACATCGAGTCTTGCTCTTGGAGATGCAGTAGCGATACCCAGTAACTGACCAGGATCAAGACGCATACCCTCAACACCGTCAGTGTTGAAGCGGATGGTGCCATCAGAACCAGAGTCATCGAGAGCAATGGAGGTGTCGCCCTTCTGGAAGGCATCCAACTGGATGACCGTAGCGGTCAGGATACCCAGGACATTAACATCGCCAGTGATGTTAATCGAACCAGCACCAGCAGGGTCGATGTTGATATCACCAGTGGTGGATTCGATGTTGTTTCCAGAGATCTGGATGTTACCGAATGTACCGCTGGTAGGAGTGATTGTACTGCTGTCTACGCCATCAGTGATCTGGAGGGAAGACAGTGCCTGCAGACTGGTTACCTGCTGCGAGAATGCAACGGTGCCAGACTCCTGATCGACATAGAAGGCATCACCGACTCTGAAGTCGCCCTTGTGGTCGATGCTGACATAGGAGACATCGCCGTTGTTAACCTCAGTAACTTCGTTTGCCTGAATTGCCAGGTTAGGATCGTTGGAGAAGTCTCCGCCAGCACCAACATGGTTGAAGTTCAGAGCAAAGAGTCTCAGGGTTACGCCATCACCATCAGCGATAACACCCTTTTGACCGTACTCAACAGCACATCCGACCGAACGCATGTCGGCACCGAACTCGCTGTAGTCAGCAAGGATAACCTTAGTAGCAGTTCCGATGCCACCACCCGCTTGAGTGATGCGGATATCCTGGTTACGGATTACATTATCAGTGGTTGTGGTTACACCGCTAGCACCGTTGAAGTTCAGCAGCAGTGCAGTGTCCTTATCGCCAGTTAGTTCGGCAGTAGGAGGTGTAAATGCACCAGTGTACTTAGCAACACCATACTCAACTCTGAAGTCGTCGATCCAACCTGTTACGGAATTGGAAGTGCCGTCAAAGTCAGCACCGATAACCAGACCCTTGGATGCACCGTAGTCAGTCGTATCTGATGCCTTGGTGCCCACTACAGCACCGTCAACGAACAATCTGGTGTCTGTGCCGCTTCTGGTCAGTGCATAGTGCTTCCAGACGCCTGTAGCGATGCCTGCGCCAGTACCAGTGATAGCGGTGGTAGTACCAACGCGCATATCGACTTCGCCAGCGGCACGATAAGCAACGCTGATACCCTCAGCATCTGTGCCATCGGTTCTTAAGTCGAACAGAGTTGCACTGCTCAGACCAGTTGTATTCGAGTATGCCCAGAATTCAACGGTGAAGTCGGTATTAGTTCCAAATCCAAGTGTGCCACTGGAAGGAATGCTGACCGAATCATTTGTTCCGTCTAATGCGAGCGACGCGCTGCCATACTTCTTAACGGCAGTGTCTAACTGAGCATTACCGTTAAAGGTGACTGCCTTAGCAGATCTAGCAATGAGTACCTCA